CCTGTTGCGGCTGAGAACTCAATAGCCGCATCATTACTAGCTGTGCCGGATGCCGCTACGCCGAAACTGGCCGCTACACGTCCATATCCAGAGCCGGACAGTTCAGTGCCGGAATTGTCGTCACCGAATGATCCGGTTGACAGGCCAACATACACCGTGGCTGGTGCTGTATAGCTAGTTGTGGCGAGAATGTGGTCAAGCACCTTATTCTCAAGATAGTCTGACATTGCGCTCATAGGTTACTCCATACTCGCATTTTGCTTGCTGTAAATAGACTTGATGTGCAGTGAGCCTGTCCCATAATGCGCCCTCTGCTCATCAACCTTAACTTCTTCCATACCACGGCTGAACTTCTGATCATACTGTGCGGCTCTCTGCTCATCGAGCAAATACGCATAGGCTTCTGCCAATGCACCGTACAAATACAAGTCAGGCGATCTCAGGAATAGCGTTGGTGTGTTGCTATCGCTGATTGCCGTTAACGACCCAATATACACGATTTCTGCCGTATATGCACTGTCTGGGATCGGACGCAGTTTCATCTCGCGCCCAATGATGCTGAAGCCCAGAGGCTTGCCAGTAGAAGAATCAGGGTAACTCGTGTCTAGAGACACTGGGCTGTGATAGCTAAGAACGGTAATTGGCGTGGTGTTTAACTTAACCTCACGCACCTCACGCATATCTGTCGGCAGGGCAATATACTCATCGCCAGCCGTTAGTGTAGCCGTTGACCGCTTTTCCTGTTCGCGTGTCTCTAACTCGCGTGACATCCGGCCTTCTGCAAGCTGGATAAAGTTAGGTATCTGCGCGGTCAGGTCATCCCTTGCCAAAAAGTTGGCAATAGCTGTCTTGAGTTCTGAATAAGTGCCAATGCTCATACGTTGCCGCCACCAGTTCTAAAAGCGCGGTTCTCACCATCGTTGAGCCACTGCTTCCATGCCTTTGGGTTTTCGCTAGGCTTGCCCAGCGTCTTCAAGAGGTGATGATACAATACATTGGGTATTTCGGCAATGTGCGCCATGTGCTTCTGCGTTCCGCGCATCTGACCATACTGCCAGTCATCGCTCATCTGCTTGTTGATCTTTAGCAGGGTGTCAAACCTCTGCTCAGTAACAATGTGATCACCCTCAGTATCGCTCTGAAGGTACACGGTCTTCCCTGTTGTGGGGTCAGTAATCAGGGGGCGTTTCATAAATCACCTGTGTTAATGATAATGATAATTATTCTTATTCGCAAAAGAAAGGGGCGGCGAACCGCCCCTCTCAGGATTGGTTAGGCGGCAGTACCGTCTAGGTCAAGCACAGCGGCGTGAGCCTTTGGTGCTAGTGGCTTGAGTGTCCATTCGCAGATGATCTGGAACTTCTCAGCGTCACCAGTAGCCGCAATGCTGTTCTCAGCAAAGTTACGACCGTTCAAGGTGGCGATTTCAACAAAGTCTGGATCAATCAAGAACAACTTGTCGTTGCTCATGAAGCGTGATGGGCTAACCTCAATCGTACCAAAGTCAGTCAGATAGACAGAGGTTGAGCCAACATAGGTGACTTCCTTTGCCTTCGTCATGTTCACTTGGTTGGAAACCAAGTTGCTGGATGCACTGAGGTCAGAGAACACAGCGCGGTTGGCGGCAGAGGTCACCATCATCTTTGGTGAACCACCGTCTGTCCAAGCGTCCTGCATACCGTCATCAATGAGTGCCAGTGACAGACCACGAGAAGCGGCTGTACCAACAGTCACAGCGTCAGTTCCAAGACCAGCAGAGAAGGTTGAACCAGAGCCAACAGAACCGTTGGTGATCCAAGTCATCAGCGATGCTGATTTACGAGGGTCAGAACCAGAACGTGCTACGTTAGTGTCGCCGATTGCTTTCTCAATATCGCGGCGCAGTTCCAGAGATTTCAGCACACGCTGATACTGGGATTCACGCTCACGACCAGCTTTGTCAACCTGTTCCAGAGTGTTGGAAACAGCATAAGCTTTCTGTGAGATTTGCATATAGTTACCAGCGCGAACAGTTGGTGTTGCGGCGGCGATTGCAGCATCAGCACCTTCAGTTGCAACGTTGGTAGCACTTGCGGCGGCTAGTTCCTGAATCTGCCACTCAAGGAAGATTCCGTTTCCAGTTGATTTTTTAACCGCAGAGAAGATTGGTGTCTCATCTGGGTCAATACGATAAATGACATCAGCAAGCTGTTCGCGCTCACCAATGGCGTCTGATGTGGTAAAAGTGGTCATAATAAGCTCCTGTTAACGACCTGACATTAAAAATTCCACCGCCGCATCAATAGACTTAGTTTTCGTAAGTTTATTCATAGCGTCACGGCGTTGACGAGTTTGAACTTGAGCTTTTGTCTTGGGCTGACCGCCCTTTGCAACCTTTGGTGCGCTTTGGACTTTCTTCTTGACAGCAGGGGCACTCAAATTGTGCTTATCATACAGCCATGCCTTGTACAGCGACTCAATCGCTCTTGCGTCAGACGCATTTGCGATTTCTTGCTCTGTGTACCCAATCACCTCTTGAGCATATTTAATCACTTCAAGACGCTCTTTGTTTCTGCGACCCTCATCACGCCATGCCGGAATACGCTCCAGCATTTCTGTTTTTTGTGCCGCCAGATGCTGTTGCATCTGTTGTTGGTACTCAGCCTGTTGCTGTTGAGCGATGCGCTCTCGCTCTTGTTCGACTCGCGCAATTTCTTCCTTGCGTCTGTCGTATTCGGCCTTCATCTGAAAAAGCTCTTTAGCTTCATACTGTTGACTTAGTGCCGACCAGTCAGGCTCACTAGGAGTTGTCTGCTGGAGTTGGTTGCTTAATTGCTCAAGCTGTTGAGCGTAAGCGTCACGATATTGCCTTGTTTCCAAAACCTCTTGTTCAAAAGCTTTGCGTTGTTCAGCAAGTTCCTGACTACGCTTTGTAAAATGCTGTTGACGGCTGTATCCTGATCTGAGTTCATCAAGCGTCACCTCGTATTCCTGACCATCGACTTTGACGGTGTAGACTTCGGGTTGCTCTGGCTCGTCACTTTCTTCAGTGTCGTCCTCAACATCTTCGCCGTCATATTCTTCAGCTTCAGCATCGGCTTCGGCTTCGTCATACTCAGGCTCTGAGACTTCTGGCTGTTCTTCAACTGCCGCCGCCTCTACGCTCTGTTCATCGTCAACCTTGTCCGGCTCTGGGGGTTGCATCAACAGGCTTACTGCATCGTGCGTTGATAATGCGCCGTTCTCATTAGAGTTATCGGTACTCATCACTTTATCCTTTATAAACTAAATTGAGGTTTCATTTCAAGCCACCTAGACTTGTCTTCGCAATCTTACCATCCATGACCACACTTTCGATGTGACCACGCAATGCTGTAAGGGCTTGCAGAAGCTGGTAAATGCGCTCACGGTTCTCAATGTCGGAGACACCAGATTCCTTCCACGCAGTAATAAATTGATCTTCCAGATACGAAAACGACTCTTGTAGGATTTCGTTTCGTAGGAGTGCCGCCGCTTTCTCGCCGCGATCCATACGCTCACGCAGTTTTCCTTCATTCATGATAAGAGTGTATATCCTTGTAAGTTGTAGGGGTCAGTGTAAATGTCTGGGCGTGTAGCCGCGCCTCTGCGGAAAGCTGTATTTGCCGCCGCAAAATCCTGTGGCGAACCAAAGCCAGCCTCTAGCAATCCTGATGGTGGCTGGTCAAGTAATCCCATACGAGCATAGTAGCCTGTGGGTGGGGACATTTCAGCAACGCCCATTGAGCCTGATGGCTGGAATGGGCTAGTTGAGCGTGTATCCATGATACAGGCTTGCAGTGTCTCGTTAAAATAGTAACCCTCTGGGCAACGCTCCTGACCTGTTGCTGGGTCTTGTACTAGTGCTACTTGCTGTGGGCGGCCATCCCTATCAGGTGTATCAAATCTATTGCTGACATCAAATGGATCATATCTTGGATCGCCAGAATAGACTCTTTGCTCAAATGGTAATGCTGAGAAAAGCAAGGGGACAAGACCCATGGGAATTTCTGACGGTGGTGTAATCTGACCGACAATATTACCAGCCGGATCACGCACAGGTTGGTAACGGCTAAGTGCCGCTTGTTCCTGCATGATTCTATTTTGCCTAGCAAAGCGTTCTGCTTCAGCCGCCGCCGCTTGTTGAGCGGCTTGCTGTGCCATAGCCTGTTGCAATGCCGCTTGCGC